ATATCAACATATCTTCTTTGTAAAAATGCAGAATTAGAAGATGGCACAAAAGCATTTGCGCCCGCAGATGCGCCGAATCTTCAAAGAGAACTTCCAGAAAGTGTATTAAACGAAATTGAATTATTTATGTTTGATATTCAATTAAATGTTGATACAGCAAAAAAATAATATCGCGAGATAATTGGATAAATTTTGAATTTTTTCTCGCAACAGAACTAGGCAAAACAATTCAAGAATTACGTTCTTTGATTACAGAAGAAGAACTGATATATTGGGCTGCATATTATGAAGTTAAGAATGAAAGAGAAAAAAGAGAATTAAATCGCCAAAGAGCGAATAGAAGGTAATATATAAGAAAAGGTTTTGTTAATTTGTGGCACAGGCTAATGTAAAACTTACAGTTGATGCTTCGCAGGCCACAAGAGCATTAAAAGGCGTACAAACACAATCAACTGCATTAGAGAAAAATTTAGGCAGACTTAAAGCCGCATTTGCGGGTGTTGCTATAGTTGGCATTGGAAAACAAGCCGTTAGCACAGCTTCAAATTTTCAAGCTTTACAATTAAGAATGAAGGTGTTGACGTCAGAATTTGGAGAATTTGCACAGGCTCAAGAATTAGTTAGAAAAGCGCAAGATAGGTTTAATTTATCAATTGTTGAAGCAACGCAAGGAATAACAGATATTTTTGCAAGATTAAGGCCACTTGGAGTTTCGTTAGAAGATATTGAAAAAACTTTTTTGGGTTTTAATACCGTTGCAAAATTAGGTGGATTAAATGCACAAGAAGCAAGCGCCGCGTTCACACAGCTTGCGCAGGCTCTAGGTTCTGGGCGATTACAAGGGGATGAATTTAGAAGTATCTCTGAACAGGTACCGGGTTTGTTGAAGGCCGTATCTGATGAAACAGGAATTGCAACAGGTAAACTTAAAAAATTTGCATCAGATGGATTATTAACTTCTGATATTTTATTAAGAGCGTTGGCAAGATCAGCGGATGAAGGCGGAGACAAAATTAGTGCGATTATTGATGCTTCGCCCGCTGAAACATTCAAATCTTTTAATAACGCTGTCCTTGAACTTCAATTAACACTTGGCAATAAATTATTACCTGTAATTCTTAAAGCAACTAAAGGTTTAACAGCTTTAATTGATGGGGTTGTTAGTTTTGTTGATAGCGAAGCGGGAACAGTTACTTTTACATTTATTGGAATTGCCGCTGCAATAAAAGGAATTGCGGTTGTTGTTCCAATTGTTACGGCACAAATAACGGCATTAAAAGCGGGATTTGCTGCCATAACTGTAGCGTCAAGAATATCGCTTGGAAGTCTTGTTGCATACAACGCCACACTTAAGGCAACTTCAGTTGGATTTGCTACAGCTAGCGCCGCTGCTACGGCATTTAAGATTGCTATTGCAAAAACTGGAATTGGTCTTTTGGTTATTGGACTTGGATTTGTTGCTGCCGCTTTGATGAAAGCTAATTCAGAACAAAAAGAATTTAACGATCTTTTAGAACATGGAAGTGCGGCTAATATAGAAGAACAAATAAAAGCTGCTGAAGAACAGGTAAAAAAATTAGAAAAAAGACTTGACGATTTAGGAACAAATAGAAATGAAGCGGGTTCTGCAAAAGATATAGAAAGAGATATTAAAAAAGCAAATGAAGAAATAGACAAATTGAAACTTGGTTTAGAAGATGCAAAATTAAGAGATTTAAGCAAAGAATTTGAAATGATAAAGAAAAATTTAACAGATTCAAATGCTTCTTTAGATAGAAACAATGAAGTTTCAAAAGAACTTACAGAAGAAGCAAAGATTAGGAGAGATCACGAACTAGAAATAGAGGAACTTAAGAAAAAATTTTCAGGTACACAACTAGAAGAATTGATTGCTTTACAAGAAACTAACACACAAAGAAAATTAGAAGGATTACAGATCAAACAAAATACTGAAGAAGCAAAAAAA